GAGCCGCGCGTTCAGCGCCTCCATCTTGCCTTCAAGGGCCTGGATGAGCTGATCGCTTGCGTCCAGAACCTCGTTAAGCGGACGGGCGGGCGTGAAGCTCACCCCAGGCTTCGGTATTGCCAGGTGAGCCAGCTTTTGGTCCACCAGGTTGATGTGGCGCGTGTAATTGGAGATCGGCTCCAGGTCGAGCTGGGCAGGGTCGGTCGAGTGTTCGACCATCTCGTCTACCTGCCCGTCCTCCAACTGCTCCTCCTCTTCATCCGCTTCTGCTTCCGCTGGGCCTTCCTGCTTTTCTTCGGGTCCGCGAAAGAGGAATCCGACGTCGGCTGCCCTCCCGCACTTCTCTGCGATGAGTGCGGCCAACTCGGTCTTTCTGGCCTCGGTGAGCTGATAATCGACATCAACGGGCAACTGATCGAGCGTCGTGTGGATCGGCTTGAAGATGTCCAGCCGCGCCAGGGTGTCGCCGTTCTTGTTGGTGACGACACTGATGAACCAGCTTGCCGCCCCGCCCAATATCCGGATGCACTCGGCGTCCGTCCCGCTCCAGAACACCTGGAATGTGCCGTGAGAGTGGATCCAGACGACGAGCTTCCCCATGTCCTTGCCCGCTTTGGCGGCCTCGAACATGAACTTGCCCATATCCGCCTGGTCGAGCTCGGTGTTGGAGCCCGAGTTGCGCTGTTTGAGGAACACGATCTCGGTGATGGTGAACGTGGCGCCCGCCTGGTCAGCAAAGGCCAGCGCGGAGCATTCCCCTGGTACTGTCTGGACCATCAGGTCCCACTCGGCCCAGGCTTGCGCGGTGAAGAGGATTTTCGGATTCACGAAGATTGCTCCCTGCTTTTTCGGTGCCTGCGGGGTGACTTTCACCGCCGCTGTTGCTGGTGTAGCTTTGCTACGCGACCTCGGCCAGTCTGCCATCTGCTGGTGCTGGGGTAGCGGTGGCGGCGGGCCGAGCTTCCTGCCCGTCTGGGACGCTTTCGTAGGCTTCATCAGCGATGTTCCTCGCGCGTGCTTGATGTGTGGTTATGGACGGCCAATCCGTGATCGGGTTATACGGGCTCCGATCGTTATAGCTGTTCAGGTAGTTGGATACGGTGAAGAACGCGCCGAACATCTCGAAGTCGCGCATCATGTTCGCCATGTTCACTCCCATGTTCCCCCAGCAGATGCTTGTGTCCATGATGTGAGGATGCGGATACCGCGTGCTGTTGTGGACCATGATGAGCGCCGTTTCCAACTGCTGAATCGTGATGCGGGCGTTGGCAAAGTCGATTGAGACTTTGTAGTGCCCCATCGGATAGACGCGGTTGTTGTACGTGATCTCGACGTGTTGCGTGACGCCCACCACCTTGCAGCCTTCAGGGGCAAAGGTGAAGCTCTCGTACTTCGCGGGGACCAGAATCGATTGGAGCCTGGTGATGTCTCCCTGCACGCGCGCAATCCAGGCGGCGTTGGAGCCGTTCGTGGCGCTGATTCGGTCCACGATACTCTGGCGTTTAGCCCAGAGCGCCTGCGTACGGACCTCATCGGCGGCGATCTCCTGGTTCACGGCCAGGAGTGCTGCGGTGTCGTTCTGACCGCGTGCCAGGACGATCTTCGAGAGGTTCTCTGCGTAGCGAAACAGATTGAGGTGCTGGTGGCTCTTGAAGCGTTCAAGGAACCTGGTGAACTCCGGAGTCTCCAGGAGGTCCAGCTTCGCGTAGGCGACGAAGATGATGCTGGCGCCTGCGACAAGAGCTGCCTTCCCCTGGTACTCCAGGCGATCGGCCGCGTCCCATTCCGTAATCTTGTAGTCGAACTTGTTGATGACAGGGCTGATCGTGTGCGAATGCAAACAATTTTGTGGTAACGGGAGCTTGATGTAAACCTTGTCCATTGTGGCCTGTGTGAAACTAATCGTTGCGGCGCCTGTAGCCTGAATGACGACCTGCTTATCGGGCAGGACGGAGGCGACCTTTGCCGTCAATGCGGCCGCGAAAGCGTTAAGCGCGGTCTGGATCTTGACGTGGTTGTCGGAGAACTCAAACGCCGTTTGTGTGGAGAGATTTATGCTTCTTGGTCCTGTTGCCATGCGCGGCTATGTCTTTCGACGATTGCGATTCTGTTCGAGCCTTGTCGCCCATCGGCAGTTGTCAGGCTCGTAGTTCCCATCGTTGTTGATGCGGTCGAGTGAGAGGCCGATTGGCCTCTCACCCATATCCGCATAGAAGTTTAGAAATCTCCGCCAGCGTTCGCATATCGAGATGCCACGCCCACCGTAGTCGGCCCAGTTGTTGCGATTAGGGTTGTGGCAGCGCGTGTTCATAGAGATCCACGACATATGAGCACGAGTCCCTGCTAATCCGTGTTTGCGAAGACACCCGCATGACTGAGTGTGACCAGTCACCAGGGCGCTTCGCTGGGTCGTGAACTCGTTGCCGCACAAACAGCGGACAAGCCAGTAAGTGTTGGTCCCATTGGAGCGCAAATAGCGAAGCGCGGTAAGGCGACCAAACACCTGGCCCGTCATATCGTGGTATCGAGGTGTGGCGGAGTCTTTCATTTACCTGTTACCTATGTGTCCACCCACCGTCTTCAAAGTGAGTGTGAGGATGTCGCCTTCGTTCAAGGGTGCGGTCGGGCTGACCGTCCCGTCGTCTCCCGAGGGAGAAACGAGAACCCCATTCACGAATTTTTGGAACGTGCTGCCCTGGTACTCGGGCATACCGTCGAGCGCGGTGATGAGATCGCCAACGGTGGATCCGTCGTTGAGCGTGACGGCGGTGGACGGGGTGCCGATTTTGAGGACCTGGACGACCATTTCAGTGATTCCCTTCATTACCACAAATGATTGGTGCACCGACCTTATGGCCGCGTGCCTGCTTCTTCACGAATTATGAGATCACGGGTAGCCTGCAGCCAGGCAATCCACCTGTCGATACGAGCGATCTTTGTGGATGCGGAGCTGACAGGGTCAGGCGGGGTGTAGGAGACAATACGATGGTCAAGCACAGGATGAGAGCTGCGAGTAGAGACAGAACGAGCATTTCGCGTTTCATCGTATGTTCTCCTTGTGTACATCAGTCAATCAGCTTCGAGATGTGGACGATCGTGATGAGCCCCCAGGACACGGAAAGAAGGATGTACGCGAGTCCGAGACAGGCAAACACGATAAGGGCGTCGTAGAAGCGTTTCATGCGTCAATCCTTTCTGGGATTAAAGTGAACCCGTGGCAGGTTCCACGGGGTAAGAACAGTGCCGTTACAATCAACTTGGGGTGATGCTGTCGCCCACGGCAAGGCGGAGTCGCTCTCGAATGGTGCTGATGCGGTCGGATACGCGAAGGAGTGTTGTCTCACCGATGCTGCACTCCAGTTGGAGCTGGTCGAGACTGACGAGTTCATAGAGGAGCGAGCGCACGAGTTCATTGATGCGCTTCATTCTCACATCCGCCTTTGTCTCTTCCATCGAGAGACGCTTGCGTAAGTCCGAGGCCAGAGCGCGTTCCTCTTTCGTTCCGCGACGATTCGGTTTGAGTGTTGCTTCGATTTCAGTCATCATTTCTCCTCGTGTGTGATCTTTCGCGGAACCTACGACATCAGAGGGGCGCTTGTCAATGACATCGCATGGCCCGAGCGATATTTATTTCCGACACGCGATGTCATTGACAAACGCGGGACAAAGTTGTAGGTTCGTCCTGTAATCAGGCTGAGACCAGCCGTTCACGCGACTCTGCGGTCCGCGTGTTCGATCGAGTCCTGCCGTTCACGACGAGTGAACAAGACAAGGGCGTGTATGTCGGGTGAATAGGAGAAGTGGGTGCGAGCACAACTCATGCGGAAAGAACAGTTGTTCGTGTTACGGTACTACTGGGAATGTGGCAGAGGAATCTGCCGAGGCGGTACTCATGTTAATGCATGATGTGTGCCATGAGTGCGCGCCACGGCAGATATGCCTCTAACTCAGTATCCAGAGCGAATTGACTTCATCAGCGCGTCATGTTGCTCGAACCGATGTTCCAATTCTCTCCTCAATTCTTCAAACGACCGCGCTTCACACGACTCTGCCATTAGCGCAGGGTTATCCCGCACCAGCGACTGAAAGGCGTGAATGTCGGCCAGAAGCATCAATTGTCGCTCATGCTGTGCGACATTCGGGCGGTAAAGGGCATGAATGGTCATGACTTCACCTCGCAGAGATTCCGGATGTCGTGGACGTTGACCCTGAATACCTCTTTCCCAGAGTGCAGCGTCCTGAACCAGCCGAACATCTCATATTGGTCATTCATGACCTTGAAGTATGCTTCGCCTCTCCGCTGACCCAGAGGCACGACCTGGGCCAGCAGAGTGAGGCGTTCAGCCTTCTTCCTGGCGAACACGGTGACAAACTTGTGTGTGGTCATGACTTCCTCCATGCGCTTGAAATCTGCACGGCGAGGTAGATGACCACACCTGCGCCTACCAGGATGACTCCGCCTGGGATCATGCACACCAGGCAGAGCACGAGTAGTACGATGACTCCCTTGGGTGTCATTTCTTGCCTCCCTTCGACTTGTAACCGAAGAAGTGGATGGCGATGAGCACCCCGATGGCTGTAATCAGATAGTTCATGCGACCCTCGCATGGAAGGACATGGATACCTTCCGCTCGTAGATCGCGCTTATCATGTTGCGTACAGACTGCACGTACACACCAGGCGCGTGCTTGTGAACGGCACACCGCAGAGAGATCTCCGCGTCAGCTATTGCCTCAAAGCCCTTCGCCCGAAGATTCATGGCGAAGAATCCCTCCGCAACAACCAATCTCTCATGTGCGTCGATGAGGTCGAGTTCCCACGGTTTCATGGTTTATTGCTCCTTCTCTGTCTGAAATGACAAAGCCCAGATTTGGTGGTCTGGGCGTTCGGCTTAGATCATAGTCCCCTCACTCAGATTCGATCCTACGTCCAACATCGACGGTGAGGGGTTGATCGGGCTTTTCGCGTGATCAGCGCGACTGTGTCAGTCCATTCAATACGACATGGATTGCCTCCAGATGTGCTACTTCAGTGGTTTGAGACGTGATACGACGTGCTTCGAGCGAGAGATGGGATACCGAATCGGCTTCTTGTGACGGATCCGCTTCATGCAGTGACGGGTGGGCGGACCAATACGGACCAGCGGTGCAAATGAGAATAGACCGTTGAGATTGGGGTGCATAGCTCCTCCTGTATGTGGGGTGAGTAGTGACAGTGGGGTACTTCAAGACTGATACAGCGCGTGGTGCGTGGGACTGATGAGTACTGCTCACAACTGGCAGACTGGGTCAGTCACGCTGCCCCACTGCGGGGCACGCACAATCGCCCCTATTGGGTGCAGGCACACGCTACACGCGCTGTATTGGTCCTGAAATGGTGAAATCCTAAAGACTGCATCGCACATCAAGGCGTGCTTCCCATGATGAGAGCGCCGTATTACTCCTGAAATCAGTAAGAGTAAGGGTGCGCTCATGCAGACACGCACCCCCCACACTCACGCGTTCACGCTGACAGCCGTGTACACGCGCTCCTCATACGACCACTGGCTCACAGTAGCGAGCCCCTTCAGGTCATACGAGGCCACTGCGTTCTCGAAGTTGTCGAGGTACGCGGCGTCGATGACATCATTCACCATGCAGGCAGGCGGAATGATGGCGAAGACACGCGTGATGACGCCCTTGTCATCATGGCTCACGCGAATCGCGGGCAGTTTGAGTGCTGCCGTGACAGTGATGCCCTTCAGGTGACCGATAACGGATGCTGCCATTGTAACCTCCAACTAAGGATGGATGAAAAAACTCAACGGCGACACCTACGGGTGCCCCAACTTCGGAGGGGGTGGCCTCTGTTGATAACCACCCGCCGACACTCTGCAACTCTTTTTTGACTTCTACTGTCTGTCTCCCCGCTGCACGACAGTCACTCCCGCCGTATTTATTATTTGTTTCTCTGCGATGTCATTGACTTGCGCCCCCCCGATGTTGTAGGTTCCGCCCATGGAGACACTCAGACGCTACCGCAGACACAAAAAGGTCGAACATCCCATCTACACGGTGTCCGAGGCCGCCGCCTTGGGGCTCGCCGCCGTGCCCTGGCGTGATGCGATCGGGGAATCGTGGGCGATCACCGATGACGGATACGTCGCCCTGTGCCTGGCGCGTAACGAGTACACATCGAAACGCGGTCGTGCGACGTATCTCCGCTTCACGATCGGCGGAGTGTGGCTCTCGAAGACAGCCCAGCTCCTCTGGCTTGCCCGTAAGATCTCCAAGTGCCACGGGTCGGGCACAAAGACCTGGATGGAGCTCGAAATGCGCCGCACCCGCTTCAAGGAGTTGGTCAAGGCGTACACTCTGCAGCGCGTCAACGGCCAGGTGGACTGGGAAGTGCTGGGGAGGATCTACCGCAGGAACGACCCGAAGCGGGTCGAATCAGCTCAGAGAATACTACGGCGTCCGGAGGCGCAGACAATGATCGACGAAAACATGAAGGATCTCCTGGTAAAGAAGGGCATCACGCGCGAGTGGGCGCTGGAGATACTCCCGGAGGCGCTCCGCATCGCCAAGGAGAACTCAGACGCCAATGCCATGCTGAAGGTCTTTGTCATCGCGCAGCCGATCCTGAACCTCCAGGCAAGTGAGAACAGCGCGGGGAACCGCGTCGAGGACTTCACCCCCTATGAACAGATCGTCGAGGCCGAGGATACGGCCCGCCGTGCCAGCGCCGCGATCGCCGTCGCCTCTGAAGTACTGCCTCCGGAGGCTCCCGATGTCCCGAGAGAGTGACTGGAAGGTCGGCGATAAGATCATCGCCCGTTCTCCGAGCGTCTACGCGACGATCGAGGCCATCAGCCTGACGGGACTGGTCTTCTACAAGCGGGACGGGGAGTATGGACCCAACGCATACGGCACCATCGACATCAAGGACATCCGTCATCGGGGGACGGGCGAATGAACTGCCGAGACTGCCTCTACATCGTCAAGGCGCGATCGCGCTACTTCACGGACTTCGATTGCTCGCATCCGGAGAACAGGGTCGAGGACGTCCGAAATCCATCCATTACGCGGGAGCAACTCGATGAAGCGGGGTGCGAAAGCTGGGAAGGGGTCCAGGGGGCCGAAGCGCAGCGAGATGTGGTTCGACTTCAATTTGCAGCAAGTGACGTATCGGACGAAGAAGCGGGTGGGGGAGAAGCCCCCGACAGTGACTATTAGGTACGCCTGGTGGCTCAATACCGAGTCCATCGGCGGATTCTCATTCTTTTTCAACTAAGGACACCATGACACAGCATGAATTTGACGAAACGACCGCCGCCCTGGAGTGCGCGGCGATGGAGATATGCGGCGCAAAGCGGCCTGGCTACACGGTCGGGAGCGAGGACGTCCTGGCGAACTTCAAACGGATCGCCGAGCTGACCAAGACAAGCCCCGAGCAGGTGTGCATGACGTACTTCATGAAGCACATTTACTCCGTCGTCGCCTTTCTGACCAACCCGACGATCCCGCAGGCCGAACCGATCCAGGGGCGCATGGCCGACATCATCAACTACACGCACCTCCTGTATGCCCTGATCGTCGAACGCGCGGCGACCACGTGAAACTGGAGCGCCACGTCGTCATCTCCGATATGCACGCCCCGTTCCAGAACAAGGACCTCATGGCCAAGATCTGCATGATGATCCACGACATCAGGCCCGAGGGGTTCATCGTGAACGGTGACGGGGTGGATCTCTACTCCCTTGCCTCATTCAACGCCGATTCGCTCGACCTGCTGCGCGATCTGACGCTCACGAAGGAGTACAAGCTCTCGAACCTGATGCTGGACGGCCTGGATCACGCCCTCCCGAAGGGGTGCACGAAGCACTACCTGTACGGGAATCATGAGGATCGGTACCGACGCGAGCGCGAGAGGGGGGACAGAGGGAAGTACGGGGACGCGCTGCAGTCGCCAGAGGACGCCCTTCGCCTTTCAGAGCGGGGGTATTCAGTCGGCACGAACTACAAGGAGGACTTTGTCCGCCTGGGAGATCACCTGGAGGTCACGCATGGAATCTACGCCACCGTCCATTCAGCTAAAAAGCATCTCGACGAGTTCCAGGGATCGGTCCTTGTGGGTCATACTCACCGACTCAATACCTTCATTTCTGGCAAACGAGGCGCCTGGAATGTCGGCTTCCTGGGCGACCTGTCAAGTCGAGGGTTTCACTACATCTCTCGTACTCAGCGAGACAAGTGGACGCAGGCACTTGCTGTTGTTTCTGTCTCGGGATCTGGTGACTTCTGGGTCGAGGTGATCCAGGTCCACGACGGGCGGTTCATCTACGCGGGAAAGGTCTACTAATGATACAAGACAAGCAGCTCTGGGCGCCCCTTGAGGCGGAAGAAGCCCGCCTGGTCGTGGGGAAGGTCATGAAGTGTAAGAAGTGCTGGGGCCGAGGTCACATCGGCTGGGACAAACAGGGGAAGCTCATCACCTGCGAGTGCGTAAAGAAAGTCTATACCAGGCTCCTGAAGGAGCGCATGGTCAACCATCAACTGAAGGAACAGGCAATATGCGAATCATCCGTGCTATCAAAAACCTACCTGAGATACTTATACTCATCGTTCGTGACCTTACTACTCTCGCTACTTCGATCCGCGAGATCCTCGGCCGCCTCACTACGCTCGAAAGCCCGAAACCTGTCGGCCCCACTCTGGGAACGATCCTGGGCCATGCGACGCGCCTGGAAGCTGCGGAACGTCGGCTGAACCACATTGAGAACTTCGACTCGCCCGTCATCCGGATGATCGCAGTGGAGAACGCCAAGAAACTCACGCTCCTTGCCGATCGACTGAAGCTCGCGTTTGACAGGGAAGACGGCGCCTGGGTCATCCAGGGAGCCCCGCGGAAGTCCCGGAAGCTGGCCCACGCGTGACCAAGCAGGAACTCTTGTCGCGCATGAGGTCCGATCCGATGCTCTTCGGGAAGATCTGCCTCCCGAATATGTTCTCCGTCGCCAGCCCGCCCTTTCACTACGAGCTGGTGGCGGCCTACATGGACCCCACGGTGGACAGGATGAACGTGATCGCGCCCAGGGGGCACGCCAAGAGCTCGCTCTTCGGCTGCCTCCTGGTGCTGCATCACATGATGTTTGACCCTGGCAAGAAGTTCATTCTCCTCGTATCGAAGACCGAGGGGCACGCCATACGGCTCCTCGACACGCTGAAGAACGTCCTGGACTATTCCCCCCAGTTCCGCTCCTTCTTCGGGTACCACGGGGAGAACGTGGCGAAGATGTGGGCGCGCACGGAGGTCCTAATGGACACGGGGGACTACATCCTGACGCGCGGCACGGGCCAGCACATCGTCGGACTGAAGCACGGGGACCAGAGGCCGACGTTTATCCTCCTGGATGACCCCGAAGACATGACCAATACGAAGACGAACGAGTCGATGGAGTATAATCTCAAATGGCTCCTTCAGTCTCTCTTGCCCGCCCGAGACGCGCACAAGGGGAGGGTGTTCGTGATCGGCACGCCCCAGCACCAGAGGTGCATGGTCGAGGTGCTCCGGACGATGGAGGGGTGGAAGAACTTCTGGTATTCGGCGGAAATGGACCCCGCGGGCAAGAAAGCCCTCTGGCCCGAGCAATGGTCCTGGGACAAGCTCATGAAGGAACGGGCGAGCGCGGACTCGATTCACCGCCTTTCGAGTTATCTCCGCGAATACTGCTGCACGATCGTCTCCGATGACGAGGCGCTCTTCAAGGACGAGTACCTGCGTTACTACCAGGGGGAACTCTTGCGCGACAGGTTCGGCAACGGCTACCTCCTCATGGCCGATGGCTCGGAGAAACCTGTCATCGTCTATATGGGAATCGACGGCGCGGTCAGTACAAACGAAAACGCCGACTACACGGTTATCATGCCCGTGGCCGTGGACAAGGAGAACAACCGCTACATCCTTCCCTTTACCAGAAAACGGATGCCGCCTTCCCGCGTGATCGACGAGATCATCCGGATGGCTGAGAAATGGAAGCCGATGACGGTCAGGATCGACGTCGGCGGACAGCAGGAGATTTATGCCGACGTGATCCGCAACCTGGAGAACAAGCGCGGGATCCGGATGCTCACGTACAGGCCGAGGGAACAGAAGTCGAAGCTGTACCTGGAGGGTCTGGAGCCCTGGTTCTACAAGCGCAAGGTGTATCTGACGAACGGAATGCACGAACTGAAGGACGAACTCCTGGCCTTCCGTACAGACATGAGGCACAAACACGACGACATGATCGACGCGATGTTCTACGCTTTCCACCGCGCGCTCCCGCCCAGTCACACTGTCAGCGCGGAGAAAGGCAGACAGTCTGGTGATGAGCCCGTATCGAATAAAAATTCGTGGATGCTCTCGTGATGTCATTGACAATGTCATGACAAAGTGCTTGGTTAGCGCCATAACGGTGCAGGATTGCTTTGGAAAGCTGGTCCTGTCGCTGGAACACTCGAACTTCCCCCTCACGATGGTCGTCCGGACCACGCGCGGGATCAAGCGGTACACGATCAACCTTCACCTTACAAGAGAATCTGACGCAGTAAAGAGCGCAACGATGACATGACCCGATAAGGGTCGCCAGGCAAGTCACCCAACAAAAGGGGAGCGAGCCTACATCAGTCGAAAGACTGGCGTAGGCTTTTTTTTATGCCATCAACCGATCTCATGACAGGCGAACACGTCCAGGTAGCCCCTGGAGCTGGCACGTTTGTCATGGACCCCAAAGTGCTCCTCTCGGTCGAGATCCTGAACGCCTACGACAATGCCGAGCGCAAGGTCTGGGCGCAGCAGGCCCTTCAGGACGACGCCTTCCGCAACAACATCCAGTGGGACTTGGAAGCCATCAAGGTCCTCGAAGCCCGCAACCAGATGCCCATTGTCGTCAACGTCATCCACCCCGCGGTGGAGCAGGCCAAGGCGATGCTCACCACCAACCGCCCGCGCTTCAGTTCAACAGGCCGCGAAGACTCCGACACCCGCACGGGCAGAATGTTCTCGGATCTCCTGACCTACATCTGGGACATCTCCCTCGGCATGGTCCAGGTCAAGCAGGCCGTGGACGACTACTACGTGCGGGGCATGGGCATCCTGTACGCCTATTTCGACCCGAACGCCGACTTCGGGAACGGCGAGGTGAAGTTCTCCGCCCTCGACCCCTTTGACGTCTACATCGACCCGAACTCCAAAGACCCCTTTGCCCGCGACGCCCAGAACATCCTGATCGTCCGCGTGATGACGCGTGAGCAGATCCAGAGGATGTACCCCGAAGTCATCGACAAACTGCAGACCGCCTCCCGCATTCAGAACTCGCGACAGCCCGTCCTCCACCGCGTGGGGCTGGAAGGCCAGATCCTCTCGGCCAACCAGTCTTTGGACCAGGAACACGAGCACTACGAGATCATCGACCGCTACTCCCGCGTCAAGAAGAAGCACTACAAGGCCGTTGACGGCACCACCAACCGTGAGAAAATCTTCAACTCGGACGAGGAACTCCAGCAATACGCGCAAACCAAGGCCGTCGTCAAGCAGTCATCGGGAGGCGAGCAGGTGGTGACCGATCCGGATGACGTCGCGCAGCTCCTCCAGATCAACGACCAGACGGGCGGCGTGTTCCACTTCGCCCAGGATCCTTCAAAGGACCAGCCGACGATGGTCCCTGGTCCCGAGGCCGAGGATGAGGCCGCGGTGCAGGGTTCGGAAACACGGCTCACGGTCTGCACGATCGCCGATTTGATCCATCTGAAGTTGATAGAGATCGTGCCCATACTCTCAGACCGCATCAACCGCGTGCTCTCCGTAGGTGGCGTGCTCCTCTATGACGGCGAGCTCCCCCTGGAGGATTTCCCCATCGTGCCTGTTTATAACCGCTTCAACAGGAACCCCTATCCGATGTCGGACGTGAGATTCGTCCGCCCGATCCAGGAATACATCAACAAGTTTCGCTCCCTCATCATCGCGCATACAGCCAATAGCTCGAACGTCAAGGCGTTCATCCCGCGCGGAAGCGTCAACAAGGCGGAGCTCGAACGTGAATGGGCCAAGGCGGGCGCCGCACTTATTGAATATGACGCGGAGTTCGGCGTCCCCGTGATCGCCTCGCCGCCCCCGCTTCCCAACGAGCTGTACAAGGCTGAATCCGACGCCCGCAAGGACATCCAGGAGATTCTTGGAATCTACCCACTTATGCAGGGCGACTCCGGACAGGCCCCTAACACCTACAAGGGCACCGTGGCGATGGATGAGTACGGGCAGCGCCGCATCAAGAGCAAGAAGGACGACGTCGAACAGGCCCTGAACCAAATGGCCCGCGTCATCGTGGACATGATCCAGGCATTCTACACCAAGCCGAAAGTGATACGCCTCCTGGAACCGAACCACAAGCCGAAGGAAGTCTCCATCAACCAGCCGATCTACAACGACGTGGACGACGTGATCGGCGTGCTGAATGACGTCACGATCGGCCGCTACGATGTCGTGGTCGTCTCGGGCTCGATGCTCCCGTCCAATCGCTGGGCTCGCTTTGAGTACTACATGGAACTGTACGAGAAGGGGATCATCGACCAGATCGAGGTCCTGAAGCAGACCGAGGTCGTGGACATGGAGGGCGTAATGAACCGCTTCGGCGAGATCCAGCAGCTCCGTCAGCAGGTCGCGGGCCTCACCCAGCAGCTCAAAGGCGTGCAGGGGGATCTCCAGACGGCCCAGAGGGAGAGCGTTCAGGACCGCAAGAGAGTCGAAGTCGAAAAGTTCAAGACTGGCCTGCACTCGGTACGCAACCGTGCCGAGGGAGCCCAGGAGCTATTCAAGGCGCGCCTGAACGACCAGCTCTCCAATCAGGAGAAGGCGGCCAAAGTAGAGATGCAACGAAGGAAGATGCCTCCAAAGAAGTGACCGTTGCTGCCCTTTAAGGGCAAACGGACGCGACAACCAGAAGGGGACATCCATCATGGAAGCAAACGACCAGACCGTTGCTGCAGAAGTAGACGAGTTCTTTCAAGCGGAACCCGCCCCAGCTCCTGCAAACGTCGAGGCAGGTCAAGCGCCCGTTACCAGCGCGGAAGAGCCCCAGGCTCAGCCCAAAGGTGACCCGTCCAGATTCGAGTACTGGCAGTCTCAGGCGGATCAGTACAAGCGCCAGGTCGAGCAACTGAGCCCGTACGTGCCTCTCATTCAGTACCTCAATGAGAACCCGAACGCGGTTCAGGCGATTCAGCAGACTTTGAACGGCCCTGTTACCAGTTCGCCGCAGGCGAACGCTGCACAGGCGCAGCAGAGTGAGCTTACGCCCCCGACCCAACCCGCGAAGCCAGAGCAATACGACGATGTGGCAGCGTACCAGGATCCCCAGTCCGCCTCCTTTCAGTACCGAAGGAAGATGGAAGGGTATCGGGACGATATGCTCGGGTTCTACGCCAAGAAGGAAGAGGCGCGTGACCAGGCATACAAGAGGGAGCAGGGTCAGCGGGCGGCTGAGATTCAGCAGCGCCAGCAGATCTCGCGGGCGCAGGCCATCCTCCAGTCCAGGTACGGATTCAAGCCGCAGGAAGCGATCGACTTCGTCCAGGTCATGTCCCAGGATTCCGCCGTCAACATGGACAACCTGGTGAAGCTCTACCGCGTCATGCGTGGCGGATCAGCCCAATCGGCGCCCATAAGCCAACAGCTTCAGCAGAGGCAGAATATGGGACCCGCCTCTCCAGGGATCTCAAGCGGAGTCACCGAACCGCAGATCAACGAGGGGGACGAGTTCAACCTGTCCCTGCAGAAGTACAAGCATAAATGACGTCCCTCGCGGGACAACTCTGAAAGGGAAGTAACTCATGTCTGCCAAGACACTCAGTTCGCTGGGGATCCTCTACACCGATCGTCGGGACTTCTACATCAGCCCGAACCAGGTGAAGGAACTCTGGACAGACGTCACGCCGTTCACCACGATCCTCGCAAACAGAGAGATCCGGAACGTGCAGGACGTTGACTACAAGATGTTCGAGCACCGCTCGGGCTGGATCAAGCAGGAGTTCAGCGTCAATGCCACAACGCCGCCCACGTTCGCCACGGGCGCAGCGGGAGAATCACTCTCCGCAGGGCTCGCGGTTGACGGCATCAACGGCCTCGCATCGACCGTCGATACGTCCTACCGCAACCTGCAGTGCGAAGTCTGGGATTCGACCAAAACCACGTACAAGGGGCTCGTCTGCGTCACCGACATCTCAGGCGGAAACCTGGTCGTGAAGAGCCTGGGCAACCCGCGGCTTGCGTCGAACCACGTCGCGGCCCTGGCCGATAACGACGTGTTCCAGGTGGTCGGGACGGCATTCGGAGAAGGAACCTACGCTCCGGACGGGTTCGCCGACGATCTGCAGGTGGTCTACAATTCGCCGCAGATCTTCAAGACCTCCATCGAGATCACGGGCACCCTCTACGCCGCGGCCCTACGCGGATACAGCTCGGAACTCGAACGGCTCCGGATCGAGAAGAACAAAGAGCACAAGATCCACAAGGAGTTCGCGCTCCTCCGCGGCGCCCGCACGGGCGGCACGGGGATGGCTTCGCTGGCTGGGAACGACACCTCCGCGGATACCCACCAGAACGCGGGAATCACCGACAAAGACGGCAAGCTCATCCGGACGACCATGGGAATCATCCCCACGATCTACCGTTACGGCGCGACGTCGGGCTCGGCGCAGAACATCTTCACCATCTCCGCGGCGACCTACTCCTACTCCAACTTCGTGGACGACATGGAGAAAGTGTTCCAGTACCTCCCCGAGAACGGCGAGAAAGTCGCCCTCTGCGGCGCAGGAGCTCTCTCGTACTGGAGCAAGGTGGACGCGGCCAACGGCTTCATCAAGAAATCGGGCCTCGTCGTCCAGATGGACGCTGGAACACAGCGGGATTCGCTCGGCTTCAACTTCCGGAGGCTCATCACCCCTCACGGGAACCTGAAGCTGGTGTACGCGCCCGCGCTCCGCGACACGTACCGCAACACCATGCTCGTGATCGACCAGGACAACCTGTTCCTGTCCCAGTACCGCGCGCCGAAGTTCATGGCGAACATCAAAGTCGATGACGGGTACGACGGGATCAAGGATATGTGGTTCTCGGACGAAGGACTCGGCATGACGCTGATCGAAAGGCACGAGATCTTCAACATAACGGCCTGACGCAAAAGGGGAGGGCGGCCTCGCAGCCGCCTTCCTCACTATATGGAGAATCTGTAATGGTGATAGGCGGCGGGATAACACTCAGGGCGCAGGTCGAGTCATACGTCGGCACGATCACGGACACGGCTTCGCTGGATCAGTTCCTCTCCGATTCTGCGAAGATCCTGGTCGATGTGATTCCGGACGGGAAGCTGGACTCCTTCATGGTCGGCGTCGCGGTGGATGATTCAGGCGCCTCCTGCAGCTCCTACCGCATCGTCTCGGCCTCAAACGCTGGACGGAAGGCCCGCGGGTTCCCCGCCGACCGCAAGGCGGAGCTCTCCGACGCGCACTCGATCCACCAGGCGACGGCATTCTCCCCTGGGTTCTACATCGAAGGGGGGAAGCTCTACGTGGTCCCCGCCTCCAGCAGTAGGCTTTTCTACGGAATACCGTACCCCACGGTCCTCAACACGGATACCTCGATCGCCAGCTTCCCCGTTCCCCTGGTTCCTGCGGTCGTCCTGGACGCGGCCTCGCGTTCCCTCGGGCGGAAGATGGTCGATTTCATCGTGAACACGCTTTCGACCCTGGCGTTCAACAACCAGACGGCACCCATGCCCCCGACGATGCTGGCGGTTGTGGTCGATGACGCGATTGCCGCGACCGTCTCTGCCCCTACCTGGGACTCCTTCGGCGACGCGCCCGTGTTTACGCCTCCTTCTGTCACGCTCCCGACGAAACCAGGCAACTTCTCGACCTCGGCGGTCGCCCCGACACCTCCGGATGCGCCCGCGTTCACCTACACGGACGCCCTGGCACAGATCATAGGGGCGGTGACGATCGCCGCGCTCCCGACGCCTCCCGCCTTCACCTATGGGACGAATAACCCGATGCCCGCAAGCTCCACGGCGCCCACGGTCGATTTCTCCGACCTCATCGCCCCGACCGCACCAGGGCCAGCGGGTATCGCTTACAGCGACGTCACGCCCTCGACCATCGGCACGGTGACGATCGGCTCCCTGGGGACGGCCCCGTCGTTCGCGTACCAGACGGCAAACACGCTCCCCGCTAATTCAACACTCACGCAGCCCGACCTCTCGGCGCTGACGGTGCCGACCGTGCCCGCACTCCCTACGTCCTCGGACATCCCTTATACGGCGGCGGCGGTCGATGCGACCGTTTTCTCCAGCGTCCTTGACATCTCGACCGAGCTTACGGCCGCCTCGATTGGCCTTGCGACGGTCCTGGATACAAACCAGGACGTCGAACTCGCCACGGCGAAGATCAACAAGATCCAGATGCTCATTCAGAAGTTCCTCCAGGAATCCGACCTGAACATCAAGACCACCCTGGCGAAGAACCAGCTCACGACCGATTTGAACCTGAGGAACGCCGCGCAGGTGCTCGCGCAGGGCGTTCAGATTTATCAGGCGAAACTCGCGCAGTACTCTCAGGCGCTTGACGGCTTCAAGAATACGCTTGCCCGACAGGTGTCGGATTACCAACTCAAACAGGCGGACTTCGACGCCAAGGCAAAGTACTCTCTTCAGGACGCCCTTGAACGCTTCAACGGGGCGAACGTGGCGTACCAGGCCAACCTCCAGGTCGTTCTGGACCAGGCGAAGCTCGACGCGAACAAGGTGCTCCAGCAGGCCCAGCTCACCACCGACACGGGTCTGAAGAACGCGCTTCAGGACACCGCGGCCGCCGTTCAGTCGTACACTATCGCGCTTGAACGCTACAAGGCTCAGCTTCAGGGATACCAGACCCAGGTGCAGGCCCGCGTGTCGCAGTATCAGATCCAGGTCGAGGTGTTCAAGGCGAAGGCCGACATCTCACTCTCCGATGCGAAGGCCCGCTTCGACCAGGACGTCACGGCATACCAGGCCGTCATCACCCGCAACTTGAAGCAGGCCGAGATCGCCGTCCAGACTGCTCTCCAGCAGGCGCAGCTCACGACGGACGTGGATCTGAAGAACCGCGCCGAAGAACTTGCCGCCCAGGTCCAGCAGTACCAGGCGCGGCTCCAGAACTACTCGACGCAGATGGAGGGCTACAAGGCTCTTATTGAAAGTCAGGTGTCCGTGTTCCAGGCGAACCTCACGCTCTGGACGAAGGACGCCGACAACCAGCTCCAGAAGTACCAGGGGGACATCGCCCTTGCGAAGGCTGCATTTGACGCTCAGACCGTGGTCTACCAGGCGATGGTGCAGAAGGCAGTCAAGAAGGCCGAGATGGACCAGGAGCGTATGCTCTCCGTCGCCAAAATGGAGACGGACGTCGAGATCGCCAATATGCAGTACCAGGTTGAGTCGGGGATCGCCGCCAACAAGAACCTCCTCGAACTGTTCGCCGATGAGGTCCAGTCCTACCAGGTGAGCGTCACGCAGGAAGTCCAGCGATTTGGCAACGTCCTCCAGCAGCTCATGGCCGAAGTGAAGAGCTGGATGGAACGCTCGGCGGATCTCCGCGGCCTCTACACCCAGACCGTGCAGATGTACCTCGGGGCGGGAGCGCAGAAACAGTGACCCTTCAGCACATGATCGAGTTCGTCATGCAGGTCGCACCCCAGGTGAGCGACGTCCAGGTGACGCTCACCCTGAATGCGGCCTACAAGTCGTTCTGCAGCGAGAGCCGCTTTCTCAGAGGCACGGCCAATATCACGATCGACCCCAGTGTGTTCACCTACGCCTTCCCCGCGAGTATTGAGAGTCTGACGAGTCTCGACATCCTGGACGCAAGCGGCGCGGAGGTCCACCACCACGCCTCCTACACGCTCAAAGACAGGTTTATCACGCTCACGCACCACCACGGGCACGTCCTCTCAGTGATGATAAAGGACGCCGCGGCGATCAGAGTCTCGGGGGTGATGATACCAGCGCCGCTTGTGGCACTTACCGATGTCCCCGTCATCCCAGAGCAGTTCCACTTCGCGCTGGTGAGCAAGGCGACGGAAGGACTGGCCGCGCAGGGCGGGGCGATGCCCTTGGCGCAGTACCACGCAGCCGCCTACAAGAACGCGCTTCGGGATGCAAAGATCCTCGCCGCCCACACGGGCGACGACACGGCGTACCAGCCGACAATCGACACATACTAACAGAGGAGCATCATGGCACTTATACTGACCGACCTGGGCGCCGACCAGATGTTGAAGGCGTACTTCAATAACTCGTTTCCCGCAAGCAAGGACTACAAGCTGAAGCTCTTTGCGAACAACTACACGCCCGTTGACACTTCTGTCCTGGGTTCCTTCACCGAGGCGGCGGGGGGCGGATATGCGTCGATCTCGCTCACGAATGGCTCCTGGACGGTCACGCCCGCGGACGATCCTTCGGATGCGGTCTATGCCGAGCAGACGTTCACCTTTACGGGACCCTTGACCACGAACACCACGATCTACGGGTACTGGGTCGAGGACAACGCTGGTTCTACTGGCGTCGCCGTGTTCGCCGAGCTTCTTGCGACACCCTTCGTGCCTGCCAATAACGGCGACACGCTCAAACTCACGATCAAGTTCCAGCTCAGCAAGGGCACTCCTGCCTAATGAGGGAGTAACGCGTGGCTGTTGCAATAGACCAAAAAGCGCAGGGTACGCTCAGTAGCGGTTCGGCCACATCCTCCTCGCCGATGAGCTTCAACGCACTCGTAACGGCGGGCGGGGCGAACCGTTATATGCTGGTCGGAGTCTCCGTGATGAACGACAGCACGGGCCTGGCCTGCACGATCTCTGGGGTCACCTGCGTCAAGGGGAGCGTCAACACGGCGATGACGGCCCTGGGGACAGCCTCGGGGACGAGCACCAATCATCCCGCGGCGGCCTATTACGGTCTTGTGGCGCCTGATACTGGCACGCCCCTGATCCGCGTGTGGATGAACAACGGCGACAACTACGACATCGTCGTCGAGGCCATCTCGCTCACGGGTGTCAACCAAACGACCCCCGTCAGGGGAGTTCAGACGGCGACGGGGAATACGGCCACGCCGACGCTTACTCTGGCGAGTGCGACGAACGACCTGGCTTTTTCGGTTGTGTCGGCTCACTGGGGCGGGTCAGATGTCAGCACGCTCTCCACGGGCGGGCAGACGCGGCAGTGGTGGGGAGCCGCAGGCGGCGCGATGAGCGGCGAGGGCGCTTCGATTGCAGGCGCCTCATCGCTCACGCTGAGCTGGACGTACGGCGGTGCGACGAACGAGTGGGCGGAGGTGGGGGTCTCGATCGAGCAGGCCGTCACCACGCAGACCTACTCGCAGACCTCGGCCTCTGGCGGTCTTGGCGGGTTTGCGGCGGCCGAGAAGCGCGGCGTCAAGGTTGGATCCGCCTCGGGCGGTATCTCGGGCGGTGCGTCGGGACTGAAGGCGGGCGTCAGGGCAGTCTCGATCTCTGGCGCGGTCGCTGGAGGCGTTTCGGTTGAAAAACGCGGATTCCACCAATCGAGTGTAGCGGGCGCCCTCGCGGGCGGGAGTGTCGTTGTGCGCGTCACGCGCAACTGGAGCGCGTCGAGCGTCGCAGGTGGAGTCGGGGGCGGCACGGGTGGCGTCCTCATGCACCGCACATACTCGTACACATCGACCTCTGGTGCTGTCTCTGGAGCAAACGCAGCTCAGAAGCGGGGCGCGGTCGCCTCATCTGTCTCTGGCGCTGTTGCAGGCGGAACCCGCGGGCTGAAGTCAGGCTCCAGGCAGTCCGCCCTGGGCGGCGCAGTTTCGGGCGGCGCATCGGGCAAGAGGCAGGGCGTAAAGGTAGTCGGTGCGAGTGGCGCTATCGCTGGCGGTCTTGCCCTTGAAGTCGGCCTTAACGGGAACCACCCCAAAGTGACGAGTGCGGGTGGTGCGGTAGTGGGTGGCGCGGCCCTGGTCTACCGAATCAACCTCCAGGTGAGGTACGTCAGCTCGACTGGCGGTGCGATCTCGGGCGGAACGGTAGTCATGAGGCGCGGTCGCTCGGGTGTGGGCATGGGCGGTGCGTTTGCAGGCGGGGCCTCAATCGTCCATGAGATGAAGGTCCAGGTGTTTCGCGCCCAGGGTTCGGGCGGTGCACTCTCTGGCGGCGTGGCGCGGGAGAAACTCTCGCACAGCTTCGTCAGCGCGGGTGGCGCTTTCTTCGGCGGCTCGGCTCGGTTCGTCAGGCTCCTTCATCTGGCCTCCTCGGGCGGTGCGGTCGCGGGCGGGAGCGAAGGCGAAGTCGAGCATCATGAGCTGGGGGTAATTAACGGCTACATCGGCCCAGCGCGTTCGGGTCGCGTGAGTGGTCACGGCAACGCACGGCGGGTTGTAAGGGTGTAGTCATGTGGCAGTCAATGTCGGAACATATCGAAGTGATCGGAGCCCTTGTCATCCTCCTGGGCGCATGGTGCACGAAACTTGTCGCCAGTCGGTTCACGAAGCTGGAGACGCGGGTTGACGCGCTCGAAGTGATGCACTCCAAGGAGTTCAAGGGATTGGGAAGCAAGCTGGACGCGATCGAGCTGAACCTTGTGGACCGTGTTACGCAGGTCCACCTGGAACTGAAAGGGGAGTATGTCCGCAAAGGCGAGTGTACGAAGTTCTGTCTCCTCTCGGGGGAGGGGGCCGCATGAAGGATCTGATCGGGGGCCGCAAGATCATGATTCTTGCCCTGGGACTTGTGGCGTTTGTCCTGGCGCTCTGGCTGATGCAACTAAAGGACTCTGCAAGCATTCTCTCGACGGGTACGTCGATCATCGGCCTTGTCTCTGCGGCCATCTACGGAAACATCAAGGAGCACCAGGCGGAGGGGCACGATGAAACCAAGTGAAGTGCTCGCTCTTTGCAGGAAGGTGGCTCCCGCGCATGGATTCGATCCGCTTCTCATCATGGCCGTCTGCCTGCAGGAATCGGGCTATGACCAGAGCGAGGTCCGCCTTGAACAGCAGTTCTACCGCAAATACGTGAGGCCCCAGAATCTCCCGACGACCGACGAGATCCTCCTTTCGGCCTCCTACGGGCTTATGCAGGTGATGGGTGAGTCGTTCCTGGAATTGGGGTGGTTCGGCGCGTGGGAATACGGCAAGATCCCCCAGATGCTCGATAAACTGATGGGCGACGCAGAGCTTCAGATCTCTCTCGGATGCCAGTGGCTCAAACACAAAATGGCTGGGCTCGATAACCTGGAGCGGGGCTTGAGAGCGTACAACGGGTCAGCGGAGTACCCGCCCCTGGTCTTTGCCAAGTGGGACGAACTTAAAAAGGTATACAAATGAGACTGCCACTCTACCTGTTACTGAGCACGCTCCTCTGCGTCGGCTGCGGCAGTACGACCGAGTTTGTGGCGCATGAAACGCGCGTTGAGGATCATCTCATCAACGTCGATGTCCCCGATGTCCACGTCACGCTCCAGGGAGTCATCAAGGATAGCGTCATCGTCGCCACGACTCCGGATTCGGTCAAGAAGCGTCCCTGGGTCCGCACGCACACGAACATCCACACGGGCGTCGTCCAGGTGGACGTGCTCATGCCCGACACCACGATCGTCGATCGGGACACCACGCAGGTCACCTCGACCACGGTTGTCGAGAAGCCAGGGTTCTTCGACCAGTTTAAGACGGGGATCCTCCTTGCGTGTCTCCTGGTATTTGTCGTCGGCGTCTCCCTTGGCGGGATCAAGCTTGCCAAAATGCTGAAGATCATCTAATGCCCAGAGAAGAACTCAATATCGAGCGTTTCGACGTCGGCCTCGTGACTGCCATTGACCCGAAAGACGTGAGCCTGGACGCCTCAACGGATGGCTCCGTGAACCTGGAGGCGATGACCGCGCACGGGCGCCTCAAAGGGCGTTTGGTGGACGGCGCCTCCATCTGCTACGCCATGACAGGGTCGAAGATGTCGGGCCTGATTTATTCGGCGACGGCCTACGGAGCCCTGGTGACCTGCGACGGCTCGACGATTTATACGACGCGCTGGTTCTCGGGCGGGTTCACAACGAGCGAACTGGTGAGCCAGGGGTCGGTGTCGAGTCCTGGCAATATGACCGTGTTCAACCGCGAGGTCCGCGTCGGCGGGACGACCCCGAAGCTCTGCGGGTACAACGAGAACAGCGGGTCGGAGTCCATCCTCTACGGCGACTGTGAGTGCCGCGGGATCAACCTCGCCTCAGTGACAAACGTGCTTCCCTGCGCCGTGGTGGATGTCACAACCCCTGGAGCTCTGGCCCAAACCACTCAGTACTTCTACAAGGTGTCCATCGAGTACGATAACTACGAGGAATCCATACTGAGCGCCCAGGAGCCCGCTATGGCGATCGGTGTCGGCCTTGCCATTCCCATGTTCAGTTACCATCCCCTGCCAGGGTACAGCTCAGTCCAGATCATCATAAAGATCCCCGATGCGATCTTCGAGAACCCTCGGGTGACGGCGGTGAACCTCTACCGCGCGGAATCCGTGTGGGAACAGACGGCCGCGGGACTTGACCCTCCTCCCGTCATCGTGGCGGACTCACTCTACCGTCAGATTATCCGCATTCCCAAGACCGACTCGGCCTGGGTGAGCACGATCCCAGGTTCCTGGTACGGAGGATACCCGCCAGGCTTTGTCTCTGACGATTCCTCCGCCCACGGATACAGGTACACGGACATCGGGGGAGACGACGGGCAGACCTACGAGGACCGCACGGGGATCTCTGGGACGCTCGACTCCAACTTTGTGAACTACAAGCTGAGCGCGGTCGTCAACTCCCAGTTCGTGATCGCCCAATGTCAGCACTCCGAGATCACGGACGCAGGGCTCATGATCTTCAAGAGCAAGGCGAACCGCCCCGATATGTTCGACTGGATCGACGATTTCATCAAGATGCCCACGATGCCCGTCTGTATGCTCGGCTTCAACGGCAGGCTCTTCGTGTTCGACGGTGGTTCGATGTACGTGGTCAATATCGACGAGATGTTTATCGAGGATGCGATGCAGGGGGTAGGCGTCGGCAGTCCCTTCTCCGCTCTGGCGACGCATCACGGTCTTTTCATCCTTGACAGGAATATGCCCTGGGTTCACGACGGGACGGAGCTTATCCCTCTTGGCGCGGCGATCATCGACAAGTGGCGTAACCAGACCTGGGACCAGTACTCGATGGTCGCCTGGCACGAACGCTCGGGCGCGGTCCTTTTCATGGATCTCTCCCACGGCGTGGCTTTCGCGTATAGTATCGCCTCGAAGCGGTGGGACTACTGGACACTTCCCGCCTCCTGCCAGAGTGCGATCACCGATCCCTCCAGTAACGTCATGCTGGTGACCTGATGGCACTTTTACCGATAGGACCGCTCCCAGGCCAGGCAAACACTCCTGGACCCTGGACATGGTTCTCGCCCGAGTACACGATGGGCGACCCGTCGCAGTTGAAGCGCCTGTACGGTGTGCAGATGACCGTCCTCTCGGGGACCGTCATCTATCCCAGCGCCCTTAACTCGGCGTCGTACGCCCTAGACGGCACCAATATCTACTGGACCCTCGCCCTGGACTCTAACGGCAAATCAACCGCGCCCACTCCCGGATACCAGTTCAAGACGATCCGGATACGCTTGATAGCGACCGATACCAATGTCTCGGTGACTTCGCTCACCATCCTGTACCGCAAGATGATAGGACTACGATGAAACTGACCCCCAGAAGGACGCACCAGAGGGAGGTGGACCGTAACCTCTCCAGCATCTACGATAAGCTCAACTCGCTTCTCACGGCGACAACCGTGACGACCGCGGGGACCAAGACCACGCTCACGATCAATGCGGACCTGGCGATCGGCGGGCACGTCACGACCGAGGGTGGCGACGGCACGGGAAGTCTGGGTTCGGGCAGCATCATGTGGGACACCGCGGGAAACCTCTTTGTGAAGGGGAATATCACCTCGGGTTCGACGATCATCGGGGCGACGCTGAAGACAAGCACTGCCCCCCAGCACGTCGAGGTGCGGGAAAGTGACAACGCGATTGCTTTCTACGGGAGTGACGGGGGCGTTAGCACGCTGGTCGGCACGATCGTCGGGACCTCGTCCCCTGGATACTGGTTCACCCACATCATGGATTTTGTCGCCGAGGCCATCCACGGGATCATCAGGTTCAACGCGCCGCAGATCATACTCAACGGGTGGGTCGAGGCGGCGGGCGATGTTGCCATCGCTGGCGCACTCAACGTGACGGGGCCGTCGTATCTCTCGGGCGTTACAGGTCCTCTCGCGGTCACGGGCGCTCTCTCGGGGGCCTCTATCACCGCACCGAACGTCAGACGTGTTGTGTATTCGCCAACCATCATCCAGACCGCCAATGATGGAGTCATGCCCGCAGAGGTCGTGTTCACGCAGATTGCCCAATCGGGGATGAAGGAGAAGTTGCGGTGTTACGACATCAAGAGGACGGGCGACAAGTACGTCAGGATGTCCTGGATTGACACGGCGGCGGGCTCGACGGTTCCCCCCACGGTGCGCCTCGATGTGAACGGGGTGAACACGGACCTGAGTACGAACTGGGGCGACTCGAACACACCGCGATCCGTCCTGTACGACATCTCTGGCCTTGCGGACGGCACGCCTCTCACGATCAAAATGTGGATGCAGGCAAATTACAGCACCCTGACGACCTTCAACGTGTCTCAGGTCGTCATAGCGGTCACGGCGGCGTAAAACAAGAAGGATACCATGCCTTACGACAATTCCAATCCGAACGATCCGAGCCAGCAATTTACCTGGGCGATGAACCGTCTGCAGGGCGACAGCTCTCAGGCGACGAGTCGCTTCAATGATCTGACCAACATGAACTCGGACTACAACAAGAACTTCCTCTCCATGATGATGAAGCAGGCGCAGGACACCAGGCCCTCCGAGGACCAGCTCTTCAGCCTGAACCAGCGCCTGGGCGGAATGTCAAGCGCCTCGGCAGCTTCCTTCGCCACACGGCAGGCGGCAGCGGCCTCCTCGAAGTCGAACGACCAGGCTCTCAGCACCTTCCAGCAGGGAATGTTCCAGAACGAGAAAACGGCCCAGGGTTACCTCGGGATGGCCTCCGAGGACGATCAGAAGTCCGCGGGCCAGTGGCAGGACCAGTCCCAGTTCCAGCAGAAGATGGCCTACCAGAAACAGCAGGATATGTTCGGTTTTGCGAACCAGGCGATCGGCATGATCGGCGGCGGGTTCCTGGGCGGCGGATTCAAGAACCTCTTCGGCGGCGGAAGCCGCGGGACGCAGTACAACAACGGCAGTCAAGATCCGCACTACTCCTAACGAGGACGCACGATGAGTGAGTGGAATTTCGGCGAAGTGATCCTGCAGGCGATGAACAACCAGAAGAACCGCGAGGCGCAGGCTGCGGCACAGCAGGCCCAGATCGGTTCCGAACAGACGATGCAGAAACGGGCTCTCGGCCAGCAGGAGTCGGAGTTCACCCGACGCCAGCAGATGGAGGGCGATCAGTTCAAGCAGCGCCTTGCCCTGGAGCAGCAGGGAGTGGACATCAATAAGGCCGACCTTGGACTGCGCACGACCCGTCAGGCGCATGAGCTGGGGGAGGCGTGGGACTGGCAGAAGACGCAGGACATGGCCCACAACGCCCTGGGTTTTGGCGAATTGCAGAACCGCATCAACGCGGAGAAGTTTCACGAAGGGGCGGAGTTCAACGAGCAGAAACGCGCGGCCCTGGTCCATGAGGGACAGGTGGACTACGCGAACCAGACGAACAGGATCGAGCCCGTGATTCATCAGGACCAGTGGGCCATGCAGAAGGCGAGGCTCACGACCTTCAATACCGCGGCGGACATTTTGACCAACAACTCGCCCCTGAAGTCTCAGCAGATGGGCGAGGCGTTCAAGAACGACCCGTATCGCGGCGCGGACTTCGAGAAGTGGGGCGGGTTCATGAACGCGACCTACAACAACGATCTCCTTAAAACCTCGAAACTCGAACCCCAGAGGTATGTGAGCGGGATGTTCGGGCCTCCCGAGAAAACGCAGAACAACCTCGGCGGGATGCTGGACTATGCAAGCGGGAAGCTCGTCGGGACATTCCTTCCCAACGATGTCCTCCATGCGTACACGACGCAGAAGGAAATGAGCCCCGCGGGCCTGGAGTTCCGCCAGGGCCAGGACCTCTGGCAGCGGGCGCTCCAGAACTTCCAGAACCCAGGATCAAGCGGCAACATCGACTACTTGCTCCAGGAGGGCGGCGCACAACCAGGCACTCCGACGCTTTACGATCCGTCCAACTATAAGCCGTACAATCCTAATTCCAAGTAAGGAGTATCATGGACCAGAACCAGCAATCGCAGCAGCAGGGCGGACCTTCGGGCGTCAACGCAGAGAAGATCGGGCGGCTTGTGCAGATGTACAACCAGAACCCAGGCGCGTGGAACCCGAGCCAGGTCAAGTCGCTCTACCAGGCGGCCACCTCTGTCGGAATCCCGATGGACATACCTGGCTCGGCGGGGCGCTTCCTCGGGTCCGCCGCTGGCGGGTTCCTGCACGGAGCGACATTCGGACTCGTCCCCTCGGACGCCTTTGCCACGCCAATGACGCCCACGGATGAGAAGCTCCAGGGGGTCGGCAGTATGCTCGGCGGTCTTGCTACGGGTACGGTGGCGGGAAAGTTCGCCGTCAACAGCGCCCGCTCGATCGGAAGCGAGATGCTCGCCAAGGGTCTTGCTGAACGCGTGACGGCGAAGGCCGCAGGCGCGGAGGCTGCTTCGGCAGTCGCCAACGCGGGCGCTGATGCGGGGTCATTCACGAACAAGCTCAGCGGGATGTTCTCGAAGGCGTTCTCCTCCGACAAGATGATAGACCTGCTCCAGCGGGTGAAGGACTCTCCTGGACTTCAGAAAACGATCAATGACGCCATCATGGGCGGGGTGATGGGCGCCACGCCGAATCTCCTCTCCGATCCTGGCGAAGCTTTGACACAGGGCTTGGTCGGGGCGGCGATGGGCGGAGCGTACGGCGGATACCAGGCAAAGAGGGAAGGACTCGCCTTTGGTCCCGCCGTCTCCGAGGAAGCGGCGGTGAAGGCGGGAGCGCAGGCCGAGCAGCAGGCTTTGAGCGCAGGCGCCCCACAGGGCGAGGCGACCGTTGCGGGACAGAAGGAAGCAGCCCGCGTTCGCGCACAGGCGACTCAGGCGGCAACGCAGGCTGAAGCCGAGAAGCAGGCGGCACAGCAGAGGCCGTCGAGCGGAACGCCTCCTCCGGATGTCGCGCCGCCTTCGGCTGCGCCTGCTCCTCCTGCACCCGTTCAGACTGCGCCGCCGTCAGCGCCGACTCCTCCCCATGGACCAAGTCTCCCGAGTGAGCCGACGCCTCCCGCGGCTTCCAGGATGATGAAGAATACCCTGGTGACAAAGTACGGGTTCACCCCCGAACAGGTAAGCGCGATGAGCGACAAGGACATCTTCGACGCGATCCAGAAGGGCCAGAAGGCGGGGAGCGGGGCCAAGGTGGTCCACTCGGCGCCTCCGGGACCGCCTCCCACGGAACCGCCGTGGCCTGGCAAAGACGGGATGTATCGAGAGGAACCTACGGCGATCCCCGCCAACGCGAAGACCGCGCCACTCTCAAGCAAGGTGCGCCAGCTCTCGCTCCCCGAGGCGGTAGAGAACCATGAGCAGTTCCTCTCGGGGAAGAACAAGACGACCATCAAGCAGATCGCTCTTTCGGCGCAGAAGCCCGCGGTGCAGAAGGCGCTCCTGCGGCTCTGGGCGGCGAAACGGCAGTTCGGCGACAACACGCCCACCAAGGTCAACACGATGGCGCAGCAGCTCAAAGTCAGTCTGTAAGCACTTTAGAATTCATACCGCGCGCGAGGGCGGCTCTCCTGGGGGTTTGAAACGCTCCGATCGAGGCCGCCTGCGGTTACTCTTCACAACGAGGGACGATCATGGATGACCAGTCGATAGCACTTCTCAATTCGCTGTACCAGCAGAAACCCGAAACATTCACCGATGACCAGGTCGCCTCGCTTCAGCAGGTGAACAAGGATGCGGGCAAGGATTTCCAGCCCAAGGCATCGGCCCAGCCATTTAATCTTCTTAATACCGTTGCACAACTAGGCGAAGGATTCCTTCAGGGATTCACGACGATCAAGATGGGTGAAGCCCCGCAGAACACGGTCGAGGGGATCGCCCGATCGGTCGGGAGCCTCCTGGGATTTGTCGGCTTCGTCCCTGGCCCTGGCATCTTCAAGGCATTCAAGCGCGAGGGAATGGCGGGCGTTACCGCCGCGGCGACCCATGACGCGCTCGGCATCCAGCTCAAAAGCGTGCCCATGTGGATTTCGGACAAGATCATGGGCGGACTGCAGAAAACCATCGCCCAGACCGAAGCGGCGAGTGCAATCAAGTTCTTCAAGAATGGCTCGATCGCGCGCGACGTGACCGAGGGCGCCCTTTCGCTCGGCATCGCCTCGGCGGTCGGCGCGGCGCAGCCCTGGGAGCTGAACATCGAGGACCGCATGAAGGCATTCCTCGGCGGGGCGGAGGCAGGGGGCGTGTTCCGCGGTATCGGTAACACCTTCGCCAAGGGCGGCGCGATGAACATGGGGAGTGAGGCGACGAACCTCCTGGCCCGTACGCTCTCGGCATCACTCTATTCTGGCATCCCCTCCACGCTCCGCGGTGAGCCGATGGAGATGCAGGTCTATGAATATCTCCTCGGGGCCTGGTTCGGCAAGAACGAGCAGCCCGCGTACATGAGGGAAGTGCATGGGCTGTTCAAGGACTACCTCGGCGACACGACTCGCCAGATGGAGCTCCTCGACCCCTCAAAACTCCCTGGCTACGACAACCTTTCGGACAACGCCAAGATCGAGGCAAAGGCCCAGGCGCAGCTCCTGGTCGGGGGATGGGAAGAATCGGCAAAGGCAAGCGAGGCGGCAATCGCCGCCTCCCAAGCCTTCGCAGGCTCCATGACTGACGCGCTGGCGACGGGCAGGATAAGCCCCGAGCAGTACCGCGACTGGTCGAGAGTCCAGGTCGTCGAAGGCGCCTACCGCAAGACGAAGGATACGGTCGATCAGGAGCACCCCGAGTTGGATGAGGAGACACGTTCGGCGATGGCGCGGCAGGGCGCACTCGCCAACGTTGCGGAGTTCTCACGGCAGGCCCGCACGAACACAGACGCGCTCAAAAGGCTCTGGGCAGCAAGCGACCAGGAGAACGTCTGGATGCACTCCAACGGCGGGACGCAAGTTCTGAAGATGTTCGACGACCGCGAGGTTGCCCGCCAGTGGATCGCCCCCGTCTACGAGCTGGCAAACCAGCTTGCGGAGTCGCGTGGAGCGATTGACAAGAAGAACGACGTCACCTATGCAAGCGAGATCATTGACCACGTCAAGGCGTCGGGCAAGGGTGCAAACCAACTGGATGCCTTCCGCGCCAGGATACTGAAGGAGTACTCGCTCGACACGACCAAGGACGCGGACTTGAACCGCAAGATCGTGCAGACCGTGGCCCTGGTGAGTCAGTCCAAGAGGCTCAACCGCCTGATCCTGAACAAGGACGGCGATGTAGTCCAGATGCCCCGCATGGACATGGACGGGGATTCGACCTCGATGGACTATGTCCCCACGTTCATTGAGAAGAAGTCGGGAGCCACGGCGCACCTGCTCTCCTCCCAGTTTACCGAGGATGAGGAGAAGCCGCTGAATGACATCGAGTTTAATGCGGCCAAGATGATCGTTTCGGCCTACGGCTACACGGCGTCGACCACGGGACGCGACGGGACCGATGTCGCCCGTAGCGTGCCCCTGATATACTTCGGCCATGTGAAGGACACCCCTCATGAGGTGTTCCTGACGAGTGTTGTCTCGCGCGCGAAGGACGGCTGGACCTACGAGGTGAACGGCGAGAAGCGAACGGTGAAGTTCCTCCAGAAGCTCGACGAGCTTAACCGTGCCCCCGCGATGGCGGGACGCGACGCACGGAGCGACTACCAGGCGAACAGGGAGGACTTCATCAGAGAGTACGCCGAGGGGAAGCCCATCTCCGAGCAGAAGAAGGTCGAGCTGAGGGATATTTACGAGCACCTGACGATGCAGAACATCGCCGTCGCCGAGCAGATGAATGACGGCATCTCGATCGGCGACCAGATGGCTTCCGCGCATGAGGCCCAGGGCGGCCTGTCCTTCATGACGAAGGTAACGGATTTCAACAAGCGTATGCAGCCGATGTTTAACCGCGATCCCCTGGCGGACCCCGAACAGTTCAAAGACATCCTTCCTGATGGGAAGATGAAGGGCGTCCTGGTGCAGATGGACGAGAGCCCGCAGGGTGGGAACGCGATGCAGAAGGTCGAGGACAAGAAGGGGAACGTCGTAGACAAGATCTACGGCGAGGCGACCGATGGCGTGTTCCTCATGACTGGTCCCGTGTACGAGCGCCTTGCCGCCTCGATGGGGCTGCCGAAGGATACGGGCGGGCAGAAGGGGACCGTGATGTATTCGGACAAAGCGGACGGGATGTTTATCGGCAAGCTGTTCTTCCACCGTGCGAGTCCCGAGATGGAGAAGTCCATGACGGAGCGCGGTATACACTTCCAGGCGTACACGACGGCGGCCAAGCAGTTCGGCAAGCGTCCCGTGTTCACCGAGAAGTACTCGGGCGGGAGGTTTTCCTACGAGCGGCAGGGCGGCACGTTCCTCGATGACGGCACCTTCGAGTTGCCCGTTGACTCGATCCGGATGAACTTCGGGGCGGGGGAGATGGGTGGATTCCATGACACCTACTACAAGAGGCAGTTGGCCGACAACCTGGACCTGGTGCATTCGATCGGCTGGGACGAGAACATACTGAAACCCGCCAACCGCGGGCGCGATTCGCAGAACCTGATCGCGGCGAAGTACTGGAACGTGAACGAGAAGCGCCGCGCGGAGTTGGATCAAGAGTTTGCCGCCGATGTCGAGAAGCACGGCGTTCAGCTCGGGAGCCAGCGCCTGGTGGACCTGATGGTGGGCGCCGAGCGCAAGAGTTCGCCCATCTACAACACGGTGCTGAAGGACGTTCTGAAGTGGTACGGGCGTGAGATGGAGACTGCGGAGAACCGATCGGATGACGCGCTGGCCGAGCTCACCTTTCTCTCCAAGGCAAAGACGGCGGCTGACCGTATCAAGGCGGCCAACATCTCTGACCCGCTGGTGATGGAGCTGAAGCAGATCAAGCCGTTCTTCCATACGATGCTTCGCCGTTACTTGACCGACCGCCTCATGGGGCCGACAAGCGAGGGCTCCTGGAAGTCGAAGCTGTATTCCGCCGATCGCTCCTTGATAAGCCGTATCCACGAGGGCGAGTACCTGGCAGCGGACGGGCTGAAAGACAAGCCCATCCAGTTCCTGGGGAAAGAAACGCGCCTGGAGGATGCCTGGACGAAGTACAACAGCAAGACGTTGTCAGGAAACGATCAGGCGCAGGCCGAGCGGGACCTGGAGCATTTCGTGATGCGCGTCCCTGCGGATTCGCCCTCTGGCGTGCGGGTGATGAAGTTCAAGGGGTTCTCAGGGAGTCAGGGGTACGGAATCTACCTTCACCCGAAGGATATGCAGGCTCTGGGCGGAGCCGATCTTGACGGCGACGCGGCGGACGTCTATACGAAGATCGGCTCCTCGGCGGACTTTAACGAGAAGCTCAAAACGTATTTCCGCTCCAAGAAGGATATGTGGCAGAAGGAGAACGGCGTCACCGTTCCCTCCTCGTCGGACGGCCTGGCGGTTGAGGGGCGTGATCCTTTGATAACCGCTCGGCTGAAGAGCCCCGCCTCGATGGTGGATCCTCTTTCACGGGCGAAGGTGGGACGCTGGGCCAACATGGGCAACTCGATGCTGGGCCGCGCCCTGACGCGCACGATGAGGCTCCGCGAGATGCAGAAGTTCGCGCTCGATAACGGCGGGACAATCCGCGGGAAGTTCTCCAACTCGGACGCCGTTCGCCTCATGCTGGCAAAGAAGCTCCCTGGTGCCGACCGCTTCATTCCCGAGGAGCTGGAAGGGTTGAAAGCCTCCCTGGACAAGACGCGCCGCAGACAGTCGGACTGGGACAATATCAATACCGCGGTGAAGAAGGCGGGACTCTCCGCTGGCGTCTGGAAGGCGGACCTGAACCTCGGTCAGACCGCGACGGGGGCGACGAAGCTCCAGGAGATGCGGCGTAATGTTATTAACACGGCGGCAGACGCGGCCAAGGGGGACGAGCTCTATGCCTACAAGGACATCCGGAGCGCGATCAATTCCTCGGCTTTCTCCAACATGAAAGTGCAGTTCAAGCGGGACGGGAAGCTCACCGTCTCGGCGGTGGACGATTACCTCCTGGTGGACAACCACGACTACTACAAGAAGCTGACGGCCATCGGCGGCTTTGCGACGGCCAGGGACCCCAAGACGGGACGAGCTTTCTCCTTCTTTGAGGCACTTGAAGGGCTCCAGGCGAACGCGAAGGTGGACAAGAAAACGGGTGAGATCCCCTTCGACCCGAGCGCGGTGCGTTTCCGCGTGGCGAACCATCTGGCGCAGATCGAGCTTACGGCACGCGACATCGACCTCACCCATGTCATCGGTCCAGGCTGGCCGCTGGCGCGTAAGGCACTTGACAAGATGATCCGCGAGAACAGGGAGTTCCGCGAGATGGTGAACCGCAAGCAGATCACGATTGACACCAGGGGCGAGGCGGCGTTCGCTCAGACGGTGGATAAGACGACGCTGGGCGGCCAGGACGACATCAACGAGATCCGTATGCAGGATCTCCAGGACGTCGCCACCTGGAGCGAGGTGGGGAATTTAGGACAGCAGGTCATGGATTCCCAGGTGAAGGGGGGCGCAAAGAGGGAGGACGTTCTCGCGTATTTCGCGCAGATCGCCGATAAGATCGACGACCTGAAGGCCGAGGACGCCACGATCAGGAAGGACAAGTTCTCTGGCGAGGAGCCCAAGGCCCGTAAGACGGTCGAGCAGGTGGTGAAGGAGGCATCCGATTTCAGGAAGGCGCTTCCGGAAGTCTACGCGCCCTACTTCGATGCGTGGGCGGCAGGGTCCCTGTTCCGTCAGGGCGAGGAGTTTGAGGCGCGGCCTGGCGTGAAGGCGCTCCGTGCGGGCGAGGCGGAGGCCAACAGGCAGGGTGGCGAGACGCTTGGGGCCTGGAAGCAGGCGCTTCATGAGGAGAGTAAGGACTGGAACCGCACCAATTCGACCAACTTCGCCTACGCGCTCGACGTCGTTGCCCCTGATGCCATACGCAACCAGGTCCAGCGCATGGTGGACATCGGGCGCACCGTGTCGAACATACTCCCCAGGGCGAAGAGCGAGTTCGCCGAGACGGAGCTTCGGAGCGTGGTGTTCGCGCCCAAGCTCGTCACCCCCGAGTTGAAGGCGGTCATGCCTGAGACGGTGCTCATGCTGGCCCCGATCGAGCAGACGAAGGTCATCGCCGCCGTACTCGGCAACATCGAGCAGGTGAAGGTGTCCAATACGTTTGCCCATGATGCCTTCGAGCTGGCGAAGCTCCAGGTGAAGGATCCCGAGCTGAAGCAGCTCTCGGGCGATCTCAGGCGCCTCCTGGATCATTTCCCCCAGTTCATGCGGGACATCCAGGGATGGCTGGAAGGAACCGTCGCCGAGTCCAACGACCAGGGTGTCGGAGTCGGACCACGGAAGTTCACCAAGCAGCACCTGAAGATGGTCGTCAACAGCTTCAAGGTAGGTGATAAGTTCTGGTGGGAGCTCTCGGCAAAGGAACGCGAGTTCTCCCTGGCGAACCGTCACTTCCTCTATGATCCCGAGATGCTGGGGAGAAAGATGCTTGCGGGCGACCACAAGTTGATGGATTCTGTCTCACCCGTGATCGACGACGTGGAGGGGCCGATCTTCAAGCCCGTCAAGGTGTTCAAGAGTCACATGAGCGAGATCGCCGACCTCTGGCAGCACGCCCACTGGTCGTTCAACGGCGCGATGAAGAACGAGGGGCAGGTGTTGGACCGCTTCCTGTTCCCCGTCAGGGCCTCTGGCAAGGATGGTTACACCCTCTTTTCGATCGCTTCGGACATACGGCAGGGGGGTGTCGGACGGCGCCCTGGGGTCAGCGCCGAGTCAGCGGCGGCCTATGCGACAATCGAGAAGCGCGGACTTGACCGCTTCAACAAGGAGTATGACTTCGGCAGGAAGAGGGTACGCTACTCGGACATGACGGGCTCGACCGACATCACGGCGAAGGAAGCCCTGGAGAAGATCACCAAGCTCCAGACGGACTTCTTTGCTCGCTGGCAGTCGATCATCTCGAATCCTATAAACGAGAAGCGGTACCTCAAATATCATGCGGGGACGCAACTCATCGACGTCACCGAATCCCTCCGTGCCCTGAACGATCATATAAAATACGGTCGTCAGCTCCCCGACATCGGGATCGAGGGGATGTATAAACTGATACACCAGATGAGCGTCAACAAGATGGTCGTCAACGGGCAGCGCCTGGGTGACCTCTCCGCGGTGGACCGCGAGAGGACGATGGCCGAGCTCTTCAACCGCACCAGGGCGAATGGTTCACGCCCGTATGCGTTCCTCCGCTATAAGAACCTGGAGTTCATGAGCCCCGCGATGTACTTCCCGCACAACGGGCACTCGGAAAAGATGCTCCGTGAACGCCTGAACAACGAGCGCGAGAAGATGCGGGCTGCCGTCTCTGGCCCTGAAGCAGTGGCGATGGACAATCTGGAGAGCCTGGAGCGGGTGACGAGCCTGAACCTGGAGGACGCGGGGATGTCAGACTCGGTCATGCGTCAGTTGGAGGCCCGCACCCTCTCGGACAAGGACTACGCCTCGCTCAACATCAGGCCCCAGGCGCTAAAGCTCCGCGATGAGCTGCCGCTTCCTGGCTGGGACCAGTCGCCCCTTGCCCTGGAACGGTATCAACAGCAGATGCTTCGTGGCTATTACAACATGGTGGGAGCCGTGATGTCGAGCGCCCGCGTGGACAACTTCGCGTACTCCAAGCCCTTCGGAGAGAACACGAAGCCCTGGGAGATCTTCATGAGGATCTTCAACCGTAACAACCTGGGGCATCCCTCGACCTTCCCGCAGGAGTGGCTTGACCATCCGGAGTACAAGATCAAGGGCAACCCTGGCTACTACTGGCTCACCGATCAGTACTGGCTGGACAAGGCCGCGCAGATCGACAAGGAGCACTTCCAGATCATCAGTAAGCCCACTGATGAGATGACGGCGAAGGACAAGGAGCACAACTGGGAGGTAAAGAAGAACCAGCAGCAACGCATCAGGAAGATCGCCGCCTTCTCGAACCTGGAGGCCAAGTGGGAGATGATCTCCATGCTCTCGCACACCAAGACGGCCATCAACAACCTGATGGGCGGGACGACGAACAACGCTGTGTCGCTCGGTCTTGGCCCCTACGTGCGGAGCCATTCGCTCAATTACTGGAGGGGGATCTTCCCGCAGATACGCAGCATGGATGATATGAGGCTCTTTGCCGAGAAGCATGGGGCAGGGGAGAGCTGGGTGAACGACGCGCTGGAGTCCCGAGGGCTGGGCCAGGATCGGAAGTTCTCGGGAGCTCTGGCCGAGGCCGTCGCCGAGATCAAGCGCAACCCGAAGCTCTCGGACATCGACCTGTTCCACATCGCCGACAAGCACGGCGTTGACCGCGCCTTCTTCGATACGGGCGCCTGGTTCATGCGTAAGACCGAGCGGTATCTCCGCAACCAGTCTTTTCTTGCCCATTACTCGAAGGCGCGTGAAGCTCTGGGAGCGAACAGTTTTACCTTTGAGGACGACGACCCTTGGCTGATTAAGATGGCCAACAGGGGCGTCAAGACGACGCAGTTCCTCTATAACAACGCTTCACGCCCCGCCTTCGGGCGGACGTCACTGGGTAAGGTGTTCACCCGCTTCCAGATGTGGGCATGGAATAGCGGCAAGATGCGCTTGGAGGTCTACAACAAGGCGAAGGAAGTGGGATACGCGCAGGGCAGCCCTGAGTTCGAGCGCCTCCGCCGTCTGATGATCTCAGACCTCTTCACCTTTGCCCTGGCTGGGCTGTTTCCCTCGACGATCTTCGGGTCGAACATGGCGCCGCCGTGGTCGTTCCTCCAGGACGCTTCCAGCTTCTTCTTTGGGAACGATGAGGACAAGGACAGGGCGTTCTTCGGGAGCCTGCCGTACCCGCTGAACATCGTCCAGCCCGTGTCGCCTCCGATCACGCGGCTACTGTATCCGACGTTCCAGGCCGCGGTATCGGGCAACTGGGATCGGTTCTTCGACTATCACGTCTGGACGTGGTTTCCTTACGGGCGTATGGCGAATAGCGTGCGGAAGACGATGCAGGACCCGTCAATGGCGGTGGAGCAGTTCACTGGCCTACCTCTTCACCGTCTCGCCTCTGACGTGAAGAGGAAGGACCAGGACAGGGCGACGACTGAGGGGATTATCTCGGGTCTGCTCTGAGCCATGACTGTCAAATGGTCTTGTTGACTACTCAACCTTCTTCCAAGGAGAAAACTATTCCCTTGAAAGAACGTAACGAATCACGTAACTTGTGTGTTGACACGGTTACCGTTCTAAAACGACGTGCAGTGGCACACTTGTCATCTATCCGCCGACAGGTTGAACCGATTGGACAACGCCATGCGAAGGAAACAGCGGGATGAATACTCCATCTGACCTAAAGGATTGCTTGCACATTGGTTCTGTGCGATATGACAATGATATGAAAGACAAAGGAACACAACATCAACAATCGTTCATTGTAGCACGTTGCAGTTCATGTAACCGAATCTTTTCCGTATTCCGAGAAGAGCACTTTGAAGGCAAAGTTGATGTGGGGAAGATTGAAAGCACATTGGCAATCATCAAGTCAGATTTAGGGGGAACGACTGGAGTAGTCGAGGTAGGAATAAAGCAGCTTCTCCATGAAGTTGTTAAGAGGTTGGACAGACTTTTGGAAAAATGATAATGTGGCCGAGAGAAGCAGATTCCGTCAGGGGTTTCTGACTCCCAAAGGGTGTCGACCGAGTGGACTATTTCGGGGTTACTTTGAGCTAGGGCCGTCAAGGGATGGTTCGAAGGCTTGGCAAACGATCGACAGTCTCGTGCATCTCGCGCGATACCAGGTGTGAGTATCCCATCGTTGTCGCGATCGAGGTGTGGCCCATAATCTTCTGGACATCCTGGACGGCAGCTCCGTTCTTCAGAGTCAGCGTCGCAAATGCATGACGTAGCGAGTGGAAGTGAACGTCCGAGTCGATCCCAGCTCGTTTCTTCGCTCTTGCGAAGAGGCGAGAGACATGGTGAAGTGTCGGCGGGGTTCCCTTCTCTGTGACAAAGACACGGACGGTACTTTGATCCATCCCGTTCAGGATCAGGAGCGCCTGGGCGTTGAGGGGAACCCAGCGTTCTCTGTCGCCCTTCCCGTATCGTACATGGAGGAGACGTTCGTACAACTGGACATCATCCCAGGTGAGCTCGACCAGTTCCTTCCGCCGCAGTCCCGTCAAGATCGCAAGGGCGATGATGTCCTTGTGCCATTTGCTCCGCAGTCCCTTCCAGAGTTTGTCAAAGTCGTCGGGTGAGACGTACACCTTCCCGCTGGTTTTCACATAGAGGTTCTTCAGGAAGCGCAGAGGATTCTCCGCAAGGTATTCCCGCTGGACGGCGTAGGTGAACATGGCTTTGAGCTGGCGGAGATGAATCAGCACCGTTGCCTTGCCCCTACCCGTCCCGAGAAGGGCGCGGTACTCGTCCATGCGTGCGGGAGTGATCGTTGAGAGGCGCCAGTCGCCCCCCCACGCGAGGAACGGCTTGAGGATGTCCCTGATGAGTTGCTGTGTTGTCGGCTGGTGTTCGGCCTTCGAGTGCGCGAGGTAGGCATCAGAGAACTCTCGCAGGGTAGCGTTGGAGGTGTGGCCTGGGATGCGGAAGTCGCGGAGAGTGACCCGTGCTTTGCCCCTTTCCCTGTATCCCGTCGATTTGCTATGCTCTCTGCCCGTTGAATCCTTGTACCGAATTATATATATTCCATCGTAGCGTTTCGTGAGGGAGGGGGGCATTTGTGACCTCGAAATGTGTCAGTCATGTGTCACTTCCCACCTCCCAGCGTAGAAAAACCAACGCTGGCGTAGCTCAGTTGGTTAGAGCACCAGATTGTGGATCTGGGGGTCACTGGTTCGAATCCAGTCGCCAGTACTATTCGATTGTTTCTCCATTTTCAATCCTCGATTTTCAATCCTCCATC